GCGCTCATGTGGGCGTATCAGCCCGCGAAGCTGCGCACACTAACCCCGCCCCGCTGCGCTTCAGCACCCGCATGACTCGGGTTCTAGGTTACGATGTGGAAGTACTAGGGCGTGAGAAGATTCGTTTTGACCGCTTGCCAGTGCAGGAAGACTTTGACGTCACGCTCCAGCTGCTACGCAAGGGTTACACCAACACCGTGATAAATGGCTGGGTACACAACCAAGACGGCTCCAACGCCCGTGGTGGGTGCAGCACCTTCCGCACCCCAGAGATGCAAGCTGAAACCAGCCGCAAGCTGGCCGAGCTGCATCACCCGTTTGTCAAAGTGGTGGAGAAAACTACGAAGACAGCTTGGGGCGGAGCTACTCGGGTAGACGTCGTGGTGCAGTGGAAGCAAGCGTTTCTGTCGCATTCTCGAGGTGCAAAGTGAAAGTCCAAGTAGCTGTGTTGGCGCATGAAGCCCAATGTAATCTGCTCGCTAGACAGCAAGTAAGCTCCATAGGCTTCGCAGACCCATACCCTGAGGATGTAGAAGCCAGAAGAGAGGCATTTCCACGGCGTCAAGTTCTAGTGGTGGAGCTTCAGGGTGTATTGCAGGGGTTCGTATGGGCTGCACCTGTACGGCGTGGGGCTGAGCGCCTGACTGTTATACGCTGTGTGGCTTCACGCTACAGACTGACCTCTTACATAATAGACGACGAAACTTCTGAAGCGCTAGTAAACGAAGTTGTCAACCGCTGCCCGTTTGGGCGTGTAGAGGTCACGTTGTCCGAAAGCAATTCCAGAGAACTAGCATTCTACGGCCGCATGGGGTTCTCCCACGAACGCGCTGAACGCGGCCGCGTTACACTCAGCAAATTCAAGGCATAATTACCAGAGGGCGGAGTTGGTCGCCGCACTCTTTCTGTAACTGACCTTAATGGAGTAAACTATGACAAACGCTAAAGTAGCTGGGGAGATGCTAGACCATCTCAAGCCAGAGAATAACCACTCTCGCAGCGAGGTGGAAAACACCCATAAATGGTTCGTCGCCAGCGGACAGATGCCAGAACAGCCAGAGCCGAACGTCCGAGCGGCCGCGCTGTACATGGGTTTGCAGCTGGAAGAAATGGCTGAGAAACTGGGGGTTATAGGTATGGAGCGGCTGTCTAAAGCGCTGCACAGCCACGCAGATTTGTTCAAGTCTGGAGCCAACGACGATGCAGTACGCGAAGCTCTTACATTCGGTAAGGCTAAAGAGTTGCTGGACAGCGATATGGATTTGCTGTGGGTGACAATGGGTGCAGCCTACGCTCAAGGTGCTGACGTGACCGGGGCGTACGGCGCTGTGGGCGATGCCAATTGGGCTAAGTTCCCCAACGGCGTGGTAACTCTGGACGCCGTCACTGGCAAAGTGGTTAAGCCTGAAGGCTGGACACCACCTGACCTGACACCCTTCGTTCACCCTTCGTTCGTCGCTGACGAGAAAGTCGGTGTAAATGAGCAAGTCTAAAATCATCACTGCTGGCAGCGTGAACATCGCGCTGTACGAAGGCCTCTGGCACTTGAAGGAGCACGGAATCTCCAACCCTAGCCGTAACGGTTCGGTAATCCAGGCTCCCGGTCCGGTGCTGACTGAGTACACCAAGCCCGACCGCCGTGTTATGTTTAGTCCGCTGCGCGATGCTAATCCATTCTTCCACTTGTACGAAGCTGTGTGGATGCTGGCTGGTGCTAATGACGTCGCCAGCGTGGCTAAGTACGCTAAGCAGATGGAAGCGTTCAGCGACAACGGAACCTCGCTGTGGGGGGCGTACGGCTGGCGCTGGCGTAAATTCTTCGGCTTTGACCAGCTTACAGCTATCATTGAGACGCTGCGCAAAGACCCGAAGAACCGCCGTGCAGTGCTAACCATGTGGGCTCCCGAAGGCGACTTAACGGGGTTAGTGGTTGACGACGAAGAGTTAGGTGGACTGACAGCTAAGGATGTGCCCTGCAATACGCATGTGTACTTTGACGCCACGCAAGGTAAGCTGGAGATGACAGTCTGCAACCGAAGCAACGACGCTATCTGGGGCGCTTACGGGGCTAACATGGTTCACATGAGTGTGCTGCACGAGTTCGTAGCTAGCGCCATTGGGCTGCCGATGGGAAGCTATTACCAGCTTAGCAACAACTTCCACATTTACACCGGCCGCGAAGATGTTGACCGTCTGTTTGAAGTTGGAAGCGAAGGCACTGCGCTTGTGAAGTACGAGTCTGTAGACCTGTACGCTCAGGGTGCAGTGAAGCCTTACCCCATGATGCTGTTCGCAGACGACTGGATTGACTGGCTGGGTGGTGCCGAAAAGCTAGCTGCTAACCCTACTGGGGACTTCACAGGCTTGAATGCTGTACACCACTGGTTCACAGCTGTGTTCCAGCCGCTGATGCGCAGCCACGCTGCGTACAAAGCCGGTGACATGAAGGGGGCGTTGGAAATGGCCGAAATCTGCGCAGCTGAGGACTGGAGCCTCGCGGCCGTGCAGTGGCTCCAGCGCCGTGCCAAGAAAGCGTCCGTATGATTAACGCTTTGCTACTTTCTCAGCTGGACATGGTGGGTCGCAGCGGCCGCGTGAAGCGCTATCACTCTCAACCTGCGGTTCACACCCAGACTGTGGGGGAGCACACCTACGGGGTCATGTGGCTGGTTCTGTTGCTCACCCGCTATGCTAGCCGTGACCTCATGGTGGCCGCGCTTATGCACGACGCACCTGAGTACTATACTGGCGATGTACCAGCCCCCACTAAGCGCCTAGCAGGTATGAAGGCCGCGTTTGACAACATTGAGGATAGTGTATTCAAGCGCTTAGAGCTACAGTACCCCCAGTTGTCCGAGGCTGAGGCTCGCACCCTCAAAATGGCTGACGTGCTAGAGGGTGCTCTGTTCTGCGCTTGGGAGCTCAACCGGGGCAACCGTGAGATTCACGAATGCCTTTACAACTACATCAGCTACGCTGATTCATTGGCTCCTGACGGAGCTGCTCTGGAAATTCTAAACTACGTGAAAGGTCAGTATGCACAAGTCTTCGGTAAATACATCGGCAAATAGCCGTCAGGTGGGTGGAGGTCACTACAGTCAAGGTGCAGCTATGCAGCACTGGGACTATGCGGCAGCTAACCAGATGGGGTACTTTGAAGGTCAAATCAGCAAGTACGTTACACGCTGGAAGGTGAAGCACCCCACGCTGGAGGGTAAGCTGATTGATTTAGGTAAGGCTGAGCACTTCGCGGCTAAGCTGTGGGAGCTGGCTCAAGAGGGTAAAGCCAGCCCGGTACAAACGCACACCGCGAACCTGACCGAAGAACCTACGGGCGTAAACGTAGTTGATTACTGTATGGGTCACAACCTCACCTTGCGCGAAGTAGGGGTTCTGGGGGCGCTCCAGCAGTGGGCTGACACCGGGAACATGAAAGCGCTGGCTAAGTGTCACGCTTTCATTCAAGAGCTCGTGGCTTGCGCTCCGGATTTGCTGTCAGAAGGAGCAGAACCGACCTCAGGGTACGTCAATCAGGGTTAACCTAGCCTAACCCTTACCCAAGAACGTCAGCCTCTGCGCTGGCGTTTTTCTTGTCTCTCGTAATCGTCGCGGCATGGTACTCCGCAGAATTGTGCAAAGCTGGCCACAGCCGCGCTGCAGACCAGACAGACACCTGTACAGGCCGGGCTAGGCTTGCGGAATGCAGTGGCCTTGACCCTGTCGGCTTCCTCTAACTCAGAGGCGAAGTCTAATACGTCACTTGTTCGTTCGCTCATTTTCGCTCACAGTGGCTGATGTATTGCTCGACGACCCAGTTACGCTCGTGGACGGCTTGGTCTGCGTCCCCTGCGATTTGTAATAAGTCGCTAATGAGCTTTCGGTCCTGCTCGCGAAGTTCGCCTCCACCGGCTGTCGCAGGGTCACGGGTAAGCGGGGTGCTGTCGGAGCGGCTTGAATCACACGCACTTCGGGCAGCTTTTGCAAGTTGCTGCACCCGCTGCTCAGCAGTGACAAGGCTAGTGCGGCCGCTACGGATGCTGCGCTGGAGTTCTTCATATTTAACCTCTAAGTCTTTCTGTTTTGATATTTCTTCTTCTCTAGTTGCTTTAATGGCTGCTTCTATGGCCACGGATTCCAGCCTGATGCGGTCAACTAGAAAGGCTTCAGCCTTCAGCTTAGCATCGACGGCTGTATTTATCTGACCTCGCAGATACACGGTGTGGCCTTTCCAAGCCACTAGCAGCGCAGCGGCCGCAAGTGCAAACGCCGCGTAAGCTTGCCACCCAGCCCACTTGAGCAGCCACTTCATTTCACAATCCAGTACAGCGCAAACCCTAACACGCAAACCGCGAACGGTATGCCAATTTTCCACTTGTACTTAGCCCAAAAGACTTTGTCCGGCTCTGTCCAATACTTAGT